CTAAGTTATCTGGCAGTTCAAGAATTACACTTGTTTCTCCTGCACAGAATCTACCGCCATCATCTTGAAATTTTAAAATATATTCGCCCTCAAGATATGGAACTTCTGCTGTTGTTGTATTACCAGCTAACGCTTGAATCAAATCAGTACTATTCGTAAATGTACCATTACCATTGGTTAGAGGAGAATGTCTGACATACACCCTACCTCCATGAGTAACATCTAAATCTGTAGATAAATTCCAACGTAATCTTACTAATTTTTCATTTATTGGTTCGGCTGACAATCCAGTAACATTTGATGGTAATGCAGTTTTACCAACAGCGTTGAAGGTCAGATGAGCAGAAGTCGCACTTGTCTGTAATGCAGCATTGTAACTAAATACTTGAAACTCATACGTTCCAATATCAGTATTAAATATCTCAAAATCAGGAGAAGATACTGTTGTAGAGACAAAGTTACCATTATTGAATCTATAGTTAACCTGATACTGCGTAACACCGACAATAGGTTGCCAACTGACGATAAGTTTTGATACTGCTTGATTATTTATTTCAACTAATTTTTCTTCAGCCTGTAAAGCAGAAGGAGGATCTTTGGGAAGATTTAGTACCGATACTGTTCTTGTTGGTAGGATTGCTCCATCTTCGATAAATGCGTATTTTTCGTTTACATAAGATAAAGCTGTAATCGCATAATTTATTCCATCAGATTCTTCTACTGTTATTACTCTAAACTTCTGAGCTTGAACTGTATCATCTTGCAGTAACCAAACTGTATTAGCATTTGGAATCTGAGAAAAAGCAGAAGATACTGTTATAACTGCACCTGAGACACTTGATACTGACTTACTTTCAACAGTTCCATCAGGCAATATGACACTCAATGTTGGATTATTCGTTGTTGGCAAATCGGTTGCAGCAGAATCATCTACAGTTATTTGGGTCGTTGTGGCAGAACTTATCCTTCCACCTCTTCTAAGACCAGAACGAACAGGATCAGCTATTTCAATAACAGCACCAGGTCTAACAACAATACCAGAATCTACAGAAGTTGCAAATGAAACTACTTCACTTTCATTTTGTTCTGCAAATAAAATAGCCTTTGCTAATCTTCTGGCCTGACCCCTCGATGTACAGGCAAACCCTTTTACCTGCTTAATAATTACTCCTAACTTGGCTATCGAAGCGGTATCTTCATAAACCTCATAATCTATCTCTCTACTATCCATATTGAAGTAAGAAACAGAAATTACAGTATTTCTTGTTTTTAATCCACTTCCTGAGTAACTAAATCCTTCTTCAGTTACATTAGCTAAATTAAATAAATAGCTTGCATCTTTTGGACTATCCTGTGCAAGAAGAATACTACCAGCAGACCATATCGGCATACATCTCATAACACCAGCAAGCTCATTTATCAGGTCAAAGGCTTCACTAGATGATTGAATATTTACATTGCAACTGAATCTAGCTTCCTGCCCTCCAAAACCATCATCAACGAGAGTATTTGCAAACTTACTAGCAGTAACGAAAGAAAAAAGATCAAGAGAACTATCAGTTATATGATTACCAAATCCATATCTAGTGTCTGTGAGAAGGTCAAGTAACACCATGCTTGGGCACGAGCACCATTGAGCAGCACCCATAACGCCATTGAAAATATATCCGTCTGGGTACACTATCCTGCCTGTTGCACTGTCCACGCTCGGAGTACCAGAGCTATTTGCACCTGCTCCTGGAATCCTTACCTTTATTCCTCTGATACGATATTTTCTACTGGGTATTGATTGAAACTGCATAGAGTCCAATCGAACAGAAGCATAAGCACTATTAGCGTAAGTATTGGCATCATCAATTATCTCAGCAAAACTTGTCCATTGAAATGCGTCTTGCAAACTTGAATCTGAACTATCAGCAGTAACTCTGGTAACTCTTATATCAACAGGAAAAGCACCTGTAAAATTTACTCTGTAATCTCTTTGGTACGCATCAGCAGTTCTTCCTGTAATAGTGTCTGAAATAACATCAGTAAAACCACCAGAATTATATTGAACAGCAATTTTTAAAGAGACAGATGATCCAAGTAAATCTCCCTTATCTGTTGCTTTTTGTATCTGAGGAAAAGTTATTGTGATATTTGCAGCATCAACATTTGAATTTGTAATTTGTCTAGTAACTGGAGAAGATTGAGTTACAGTTACTCCTACTGCTGTAACAGAAGAACTACTTTCGATTCCTTCAACTTTTGTTTGACCTGATGTTCCGAAACGAGGATTAAATGTTACATCTTGAAAATTAAAATCAGTTGCAGTTGGAGAAGCAGAAGTAGCTGTTGCTTTTAAAACAGGAGTATCGTTTAAAAATACATCTTTTAACGCAGCGTTATTATATGCAGTTGTTCCTTTTGTAAGTCCTTCTTTTGAAGCAGTAGCAAAACCTTCAATCTCTCCTTCAGAAATAAGATCAAGAAAAGTTGCAAACTGCCTACTATGTAAAGTATCAGGAGTTCTTGTTGGTTGAGGTGGAGTAGGAGGAGAAGGTGATCCAGAACCTCTAATAATTTTAGGATTTGTCATGCCTGTACCTGCTGAGTAAAGAAGCACCTAAATAAACCAATCCTTTTGCTAATTTACCTGCCTGTGCAAAACCAAATCCTGTTGATATACCATCTTTAAAAACTAAACCATTAGGAACAAAAAAAGCAGCACCTATTAATGCAGCACCTAATAATATTTTTCCAAGACCACCTCTACCAGCACCAGCTATAACAGGAACAATATGTATATCTTCTTGTCCTATTGGGTGATGTATTTCTTCTTCGTTAACAGCATAATTACCAACTTTTACCTGATAATATTGAGGATTCATGTATTTTTCTACTTGCGGAAAATTATTAACAAGAAAACTAACTGCCTTTGCAAGGCTGTCTACCTGTATTTCAAACTCTTTATGCCCTACAAACTCTGCAAGCTCGCCATATAATTTTAATTTACGCAACATAACGATACCTACCTCCTGTGCATTTTAACAACCATTGAGAATAAGGC